GATCATAGAAATTCCAGAATATGATGAAATGGAACGTGAATTCTTATTCGTTATGGAAGACTCGGAAATCCATCAAAAGATTATAGATCAATTTAAAATTTATATTGTTGAAAATGAGAAATGGATGAAAAAGGCAAACTTTGAGGCAAGTATAAGGGCAAGAAATGCATTATTAGAATTGCATAAACTCAGTAGAAAACGCAGGGCTGAGATCACCGAAGAAAGACAGGATTTGGGTTTGATATGAAACAATTTGAAGATTTAGATAAACGTCTTGCATTGCTAGAACAAAAATTAGATTTGGTTTTAGATAATCATCTATCGCATATGGAAAAAGATATGCGTATGATCAAAAGCATATTGGGTGCTACAGCATTGGCAGTATTTGTTCAATTTTTAGCCTTGTTATCAGGAATGTTGTAATGCCAGTAATAAAAAGACGTGGAGGCTATAGTTGGGGGCAAAAAGGCACTATAGTTAGAACAAGAAAAAAAGCAGAATCAATAGGAAGGGCAATCGAAATGGCCAAAATGAAAAAGAAGAAAACCAAACGTAGAGGCGGAAAATAAACACAATTTTTATTATCTGCATAAATACTTTTGCGAATAACTCGTAAGAGGATTTCGGTGACTTCGACCATTAACAGGAGGTATAAATGAGCGAACATGAAACAGATATTGGGGCCACTGGTGAGCCCAATGAAGAATTCACTTCAGAAACAACCCAGGCCGAGACGACGGATAAGACGTTTACCCAAGATGACGTCGACAAGATTGTACGTGATAGATTAGATCGTGAACGCAAGCGATTTGAGAAAAAATACGGTGATGTAGATATTGATCGTTATCGACAATTGACACAACGAGAAGAAGATGAACGCATTGAGCAGCAAAAGCAGCGAGGTGAGTTTGAAAAAATTCTTCAAGAAACGGTGGCAAAGAAAGATCAACAATATCAAGAATTACAGCGCCAACTCACAGAGATCAAAGTTGACGGTAGCCTACTGAATGCAGCAAGTAGCAATAGAGCTATCAATGCACAACAGGTTTCAGCATTGTTGCGTAATCAAGTGAGACTAGGTGAAACTGGTGAAGCTGAAGTTACAGATAGCAATGGAAATGTCAGATACACTGATGATGGCATGCCAATGACGGTGAATCAACTTGTGGATAGTTTTCTAAAAGAAAATCCACATTTTGTAGCAGCTGGTCCAAGCGGATCAGGAACGTCAAGTGCCACTGAAAGTGCTAGTCGAAAAGGTATGGGTAACATCGATCCGAGTCAATTGAACATGAATAATCCTGAGGATCGCAAGATCTATAAGGATTATATGAAAACAAGAGGCATAAGGATTTAAAGGAGATTAACCAATGGCCAATACAACTTCAACAACACTAGCAGCTCTGTTTAGTGATATTCAACAAACAGCATTGTTCACAATGCAAGAAGCGGCGTTTATGCGCCCATTGATCCGTAACTTTAACCTTGTAGGTCAACCAGGCAAGCAAGCAAAAGTCGGTATCTACCCAGCAGTATCAAGCGGCTGGACAACTGGTGAGAACACAGACATCTCAACAGCAACAACTATCACAGCGGTAGAAAAAACATTTGCAGCAGACGAAGTAGCAATCATGGCAACTTTGACTGATACTGCACGTGATTCAGCAGATGATGATGTAGCAGCAAGCATCGGTCGTGTACTAGGTGAGTCACTAGCTCGCAAAGTAGACACAGATATCGCAGCTCTATTTTCAGGCTTCAGCACAACTATTGGTGCAGCAACTCAGCCAGAATTAACAGCTGACCTAATCTTCCAAGCGGTTGCAAATCTACGTACAAACTCAGTAATGGGTCCATATGTAGGTGTATTCCACCCAAATCAAACATACAACCTGAAGAAGCAATTAACTAACGCAGGTTCAACATTGAGCCACAACCTATCAGATCTAGGTAATGCAGTATTAGATGCAGGTTATATTGGTCGCATCGCAGGTGTTGATATCTTTGAATCAGCAGTTGTAACTGGTGACTCAACAGGTGCTTACGTTGGTGCAGTTATGCATTCAGACGCTCTAGCATTTGCAATGAAGAAAGACCTAACAATTGAAACACAGCGTGACGCAAGTCTACGTGCAACAGAAAT